GTGGACCCTTTGAAGTCGCCCGTTAGACGGTCAATAATGCCGGCATCATAACGTCGCTTATTGATTTTCTGTTTGCGCTTTTTTGGCGTGGCTTCCGATTTATTAAACCAGCCCATCATAAGAACCTCGTTAATAATCGACCATGGTGGCCCAAACCTTTTTTGGCTCGGTGGCGGTTAATTTCGGCCGCATACTTGCCCCGGTAGCTATCTCGCAACTTCATTAATTCTTCGATTGATGTTCGGGTTAGGGACCGGCCATTAATGGAATAGGCTTCCTGGTCCTTCGTGGCGCGCTTTTCTAATACCGCTTCCACGGCATCCAGGACGATTTTGTAATGTGATCGCGGGTCCGTTGTTGCAGCATCACGATTTGGTCGGATGTCTATATAACCAGTGTCAATCGTGACCCGCTCGTTGTCGCTGTTGCGGATTAAATACGCTTGCCAATGGTAGTCGCCGGCGGTGTAGTTTTTGGTAGTGTTTTGGCCGACTTCGATTTTAAACGCGGTGCCATTTGCGCTGGCTGTTATCTCAATTTCCGTTGACCCGGCACCATCTAGTCGAAACGAGTATTTGAGCGTATACGCATTTGATGGGTAATCGCTGAAATCGTCTTTCTTCCAGGTCCAGCGGTCGCCAATGACCAGCGAAAATGGTTCACGCTCTGGGTAATTAGCAGTATCAAATAAATTGGCCATGCAAAAAAACGCCTTTAATCTAATGCCAAAGGCATAGGCGTATTTAGCTTTCAAATCAAGTGTTATATAAGCGCGGTTTATTTTGATTTATTTTGATTTATTTTTAATAAAAGTGTTGCACTATATTCATTTTGTCAGTACAATATAGTTATTGAATCGAAACAAAAAAACAACCAGGAAATATTATGAAAACTTCTTATATGTCACAATTTGAAATTCAACAGTTAGCAGAAGCCGCTTTAATCTCTTATGAGTTTACGGCGTCTTGGTCAAGAGCTTTTGAAGCTGCAAAAGAATTTGCTGCCGATGAATTAGGTATAAAAGCAACTACTGCACAAGCCGCAACATCGGTAAACATTGCAAAAACTGGATGGGAAGGTATTCGCCAATCAGTTCAAAAAATACAGTATCAAAACGCTTAATAACAATAACGGGGCTTCGGCCCCAAGGAGCATCACATGACTAATACAGTACATTATGAATGGACTATTGAAGACACTGATAAACATGGCGACATACATGAAACTCAACCGATGTGTAGTGTGGTAGAGGCAATAACAAGATCACGCGCTGAAAGTTATATTGAAAATTGTACGCCAGTATTAGTGCTTGTTAGGCAGGAAGGGAATCAAGATGAAGGCAATCAAGATAGGCAATGGGCTTACCTTGAAAGTGGTGAGCTACCTATAGAATTTGATGGTGGCGCGGTAGTGCCTAAGTATATTTTAAATCAATACTTAAACGGTTTAAAAAAGCTTAATTAACAACGGGGCTGCGGCCCCAGGGGAATGAAATGAACAAACCACATGGCATGGCTGGCCAGAAAAACGCCACGAAAGACATTACCAAATCTGTCCGGCTGCAATTTCGTTGCACGCCACAAGAAAAAGCCGCCTGGGAAAAAGCCGCCAATGGTAAATCATTGGCCGCCTGGGTATCCGATACATTAAACGCTGCCAGTTAATACCTGGTGGCAAACCCTCCTTTTCTTGACCTCGTTTTTTTTGTTCTTTTCACCGGCGGTGGTGGTGTAGATAGTGGGCTAGTTTGCTCCGGCTCTACTGCCACCGCGTTTTGTTTAGCCTTGCGCTTTGCAGCCAGGGCGGCCAACTTCACGTTTAAATTATCCAGGGCAGCATAAGCATACGCCAGGCAATCAAGCGCCTCGTTTCTATCCCTGGTCTTTATAAACTCCATGACCGGGAACCCGCGCCGGTATTTAGTCACCATCTTTTCGGCGGTTAGCTGCTGGAAATATTCGTCGTCAAAGTCTACGCCAAAGTGAATATAACCCTCGCCGCTGGTTAATCTTAACCTGGCATAAATGGTTCGCTTTGCCGTATCCACTCCGACCGTATACATGGGCGTTCTGGTGCGCCCCACGGGCTTTGGCTTGGTGGTTAATGGCTTGCCCATTCCCGCCTGGCCTTTGATTGCAAATACTCGGCGGCTGCTCCTGGGCTTGGTGAACTGGTAAACGTATTCAGTCAGATAACCACTGTCGATTGCCGCGCCAGCTATCCGATGGCCATCATAAGTTTTTGTCAAAACCTCTTCTAACTCATGCCAAACCTTTTGCTGTGTCGGGTCGCCATAAAGCACCACATGGTCCAATATCCAGCACTCCTGGTCCAAGCCCCACCCGACAATTGAAACCTCGATTCGGTCCTTTTGAATGTCTGCGCCGGCTGTTAGCAATAACACCTCTGGCGGTATCGCGTCGATGGCATAATTTTCTTTGCGCTCCGACAATAAATGCTCACTTAAACTTTCGCCGGCTTCTTCCCAGGTTTCGCCCAGGCTAGTATTGACCCAGGTTTTCAATGTCTCCGGGTTCTTTTTGGCTTCCGCAAAATCCTCGGCAACATCGGCAAACGTGCGCCAGGGCGAATATAATTCATTTAGATGAAACCCGGCAATCTTCCCACCTGGTAACTCGGCCACCCACTTGCCGTTTTTAATCATCTTGGGTTTGTGTTTGTTTTCAATCACGCCACCACATTCGGTACACACCATCACCGCTTCGCTTGGCTTGCCCTCCGGCCATTGGACGTTTGCCCATTTTAAACGCTGCTCATGCTCACAATGTGGGCACGGAACGTGGTAATAACGTCGATCTGAAATGCTAAATTCTTGCTCGATTCTGCACGCGCCTTTTAAGGTGGGCGTGCTGGTTAATATGATTTTGCGATTGTGAAACGTCGTTGTTCGTTTTCTGATTAGGTTTACCGGGTCGCCCTCGGCTCCGGCGCTTTGCGGGTAGCGGCTCACCTCGTCACAACAGACAATTCGTATAGGACGCGACGCCAGGCCAGTGGGTGAATTTGCGCCGGCCATTGTAATGTGACCACCAGGGAATGATTTGTGGAATAAGGTATTGCTCGACGCCCGGCTTTTGTTATCTGCTATAAGCGACTTTAAGCACGGTGTATCTCGCACCATTGGCGCCAGGCGGTCATGGCTCCAGGTCTTTGCCATATCCACTGTGGGCTGAATCACCATTATTGGGGCGGGGTCTTGATCTATAAAATACCCCACTATATTTCCAATGACTTCCGATTTGCCGATTTGGGCCGACGACATAATAACTATTGTTTCTATCCTGGCGTCTGCCACGGTGTCCATAATTTCGCGCTGATACTCTGCCCGGCTTGTTCGCCACCGCCCTGGCTCCGCGCTCGACTCTGGCGATAGTCTACGGTTTTCGTCGGCCCACTGGCTAACCGTTAGCTTCGGCGGCGCTTTCCATATTTTCTGCGATAGCTTCAAGGCTTTTAAGGTGTTTGCTAGGTAATCCGTCATTGTCTAATTCGTCCAGTGCTTCGTTAATTAATCCAGTTAAAAATTCTTCCGACTCCAGGTATTTATCCATCCCGATTGTCTGCGCTGCGGCTTTGGCTGGCATGGCCAACAACTTTGCCCTGGCGTTTCCAATGTGGCCCTGCCAGGTTTCCACCACCAGTTCCATGGGAATCAAATTGCCGCGTGAAACCTCCAGTTCCAGGGTGGCTTTTTGTGCCTGGAGTTTGGTTAACTTGGCGCGCTCTTGCCCCAGGTCCAGGGTGCCACTGGTTTCCATATCCCTGGACCGCAACCAATCGCTAACCTGGCGAACTGAAAACATCACGTTTGGACCCTTTTTTTCTGCCGGGCACCCACTTCGCCGCCATTTGTCCACGGTGGTCAAATTTATCCCAAACGCCTCGGCTATTTGGTTTTTGTTAAACTCAATCATGCTAATGCCCTTTACTAATTTTGATAACTAAATAAATGTCGCGCTTCTGAAACACCCTTAACAGAGAACGCCTGGGAGTACCTTTTGCTCAAAAGATACACAAAACGCTATAAATAACCCTAGTTTGTACCTCACCCTTATAGCTGCTTATGTGCTTTCAATTGGTGGCACGATAGTCTCACCAGTAATATTTAAAATAAATCATCTATAACCAGGGGCGTAAACTCACCCATATAAGCGCCCAATATGTTAAACATCATAAATTCCCTGGCTTCATCAAACCCCATGCCTTGATCGACCAGGTTGTCTAATATCTTTTCTGTCGAATAGGCCACCACTGGATTGCCATGGACCTGGGCCACCCCTAAGATTGCGGAATCTAAACCATCCATAAACAACATCTTTGGAAACTCCTCACTATATAGACACTCTATTTGATCGCGCATATCATGGTCACTCAATCGCCCACCTCATCTTTATACTCTTGCTCGGCTGCCTGGTATCCGTCCCAATCTTCTACACCATGGAGCTGCAAATACTCTAACAATTCGCTGTCCTTTTGGATTAAGTAATAATACTCACGGTCCACCAAAATCTTGGGCCGGTCCCTTAACGCATCTTCCAGGGCTTTTGTCATTGGTCCCGCTCCTTGTAAAATATATGCTCATCAATCCTATTGATCGTTTCCATCTGCTCAACCCAATAAGGCGGCTCAATCCAGGTGGCATGGTAATGGGTGGCACCCTCTGAATAATCAGTAACCTGGTTCGTATAGATTCGGTGGGCCATAATCTTTGCCTGGCTAAATGCTGCCAGGTCGGTCGGTTTATCGCTTAAAGAATTGCAAAACCAAGAGTAGGCACAAGCGTTTCGGATAGGAATATTTTTATTATCTGCCCTATATTTTGCGGATTTTACAACCTCGCAAACGGTCCCAGGGTAATGCTCATGCTTAACCCGGTTCATCACACTGAGGCCAACCATATATTGGCCAGCCTGGCTTTGGTTGCGTGCCTCAAAGTACAAATTTAACGCCAGGCATAACACCGCTTCACCAATCACCTTGCCGTCGCCATGGCATACGCTAATTGCTTATTAAATATGGCGTTAGCTCTACCAAATACCACGTCGCCTGTGATCTCATAGAATGGGAATTTCGCTTGGTATCCACGGCTTTTGCGCCATTGCGCGACCATGCGAATACGTTGGTTATTTTTTGGCCCATAACGCTGCCAAATGCCCGAATTCTCATCACCTTGCATACCCTTGGGCACTCCACTGAAAAACTTGGCTTTGTTAGCCATGGCTTTTTTAACGTAGTTCCTTGGAAGGTTTCCGTATTTGTTTAATTTGCTATTCTTTGCCGGGTGGACCAAGGCGCTTTTTTTGGCCCTTGCAATACCGCCCTCAATCGAATATTTCATATAAGAGCGGTTCGCCGCTGCACCATCGATATAAACCTCAGACATTAAGTTTCGTTTGTTTGCTTTCTTATATCTAAAACCTTTAATAGTGAAAGGCGTTGGCCGGTCCAAATGTTTCGGCGCTTGCTTCTTTTCTTGCTGCATGGCTTCAAAGGCCAATTTGGTTAATGTGGAAGCAATTGCAAACGGCACCTGGCGTTTTGCAGTTTTGCTCAAACCTCGCTGTATCGAATTAATGTTGGTCGTGATATTTAATTGCATTTTTGTTCCTTATTTCCAATCTTTTATCCAGGGTGATCGACGCTTGCCTATTCGCCCCGCTTGGCTACTCGACATTTTTTTAACTTCTACTGCTTCACTTGGCGTCCATCCCCTGCTAATGCGTCGGCGTATTCTGCTGGCTGGCAAATCGCTGCGCTCGGCAATTTGTTTGATTGTTAGCTGTTCCCCATTTAATTCGTATTTTTTGGGTTTTAGCAAAAAGTCGCCCCCTCCATTATTTTTTCCCGATACACCGAATAAAACATTTCTGGCGATACTGTCACGGTGTAGGCTTCGATGGTTCCCCATGCGACGCCATCCATAAACAAATGCCCTGGTAAAATCACCCGCCATCGGCGTCGATCTTTGTACCAAAGCACGGGTATCTGTTTCGCAATCGCTGCCTGGCTGACGGCCTGTTGCCACCATCCACTTATCTGCCCAGGGCGTGCCTCGCTATAGTTTTTTATCTCCAGGGCAATGGGCCAGATCTGTTCATCACCATCTAATATTAGGTCATGCCCACCGCCCCTCGTTTGCTCCAGGTTGCGTTTTAATTTGATGCCCAGGTTTAGTGCAATTAATCCAGCGACTTCCCTTTCTGCGCTTGCGCCTTTTCTTTGACTGTTAACCAAAATTTAACCCTTCTGAAATTATCGTTTCTTTCTGCTTTTTTTATATGTATTAATATATTGGGGGTCTTAAAGCCCCATATATATATTTATATATATACCCGCGCCGCACCACCCGCGCCGCACGAGCGCCGCGTTTATCGCCAGCTATATGGTCGTTTTGATTTCTACGCCGCACTATGCCGCACGTTGCCGCATAAGCGTGCCGCAAAAAAGTGATTCTACGCCGCATTGTTGCCGCACTTTTTGTGGTGAAAATCGACATTATTTAGACGCCTTTATAGATAAAAGATGAACCCCTAGAATTGCGGTTGCCCCGCTCTAAATGCTCAATTTGGCCTTTTCGATCCATGCCATAAACAATGGATTCAATGGTTTTAAAGTCGATGTTATATTTATCCGTTTTTGCCAATGCTAGTAATTGTTTAGGGTAGTAATTGCCCCGGACATTCATCGACAAATTAATATTGCGATCTTTGCAATAACCTATCTTTTCAATAATCCATTTTCTGTTTAAATCATAGGCTAATTGGTCCACAAAATTATCCACGTCGGCTTGATGGTGAGGCACAAAACCATCACCGTTATGCTTAAAATCTATCTCTAAATCTTTTTTGCCATAATTATTTTTCATAATCTTCATGGTGATACAACCCTTTTCTGGGTTAGGGAAAAGCCACCACCTACAACGCCCAGTATTGCTCCAGGCGGTCGAACCACCAGCGCCCGTTCCATTGGCCATACCTGACGCCGACGGGTGGCATAACAGAGCCAAAGCCATTTCAAACTCCAATGCCAACGACGTTAAACAGCCCTGTATATATCGACGCACCTGCTGCCTGTCGATTTCGTTACCACCAAACGTATCTGCGGCTGTGTCAATAGTGAGCATGGCGGGTTTTATATCGCCCACTTTTTCGCGCAACTGGTGCCATATTTGAGTTTTAACGCCATTGACATTTTTACCGTCAAATTCCATCAATAAATTGTCTTGGGCTGGTCGTGCGCTTAAATAAAGATCATCTA